GCTCTTGCTGGTCGTGGTGCTGATCTGTTTGTTATTGACGACCCTCACTCGGAGCAGGACGTTAAGACCAACAGCCGACTCGCTTTCGACACTGCATGGTCTTGGTTCCAGACGGGTCCGCTCCAGCGACTGATGCCGGGCGGGGCGATCATTGTCATCATGACGCGGTGGTCCTTGTTGGACCTGACTGGGCGCTTGATCACGTACCAAGCCAAGAATCCCGAGGCCGAGCCGTGGGAGATCGTGGAGCTTCCGGCCATCTTGCACGAGGGCGAAGAAAACGAGAAGTCGCTCTGGCCCGAGCAGTGGCCGCTGGCCACCCTGAAGTCGACCAAGGCAGCATTGGACCCCAAGTACTGGAACGCCCAGTACATGCAGCAGCCCACCGCCGAGAGCAGCGCCATCGTCAACAGAAAGATGTGGCGCATCTGGGATGCAGACTCCCCGCCGCCTTGCGACTACGTGATACAGAGCTGGGACACGGCGTTTGAAGTGAAGAACAACTCCGACTATTCCGCCTGCACAACGTGGGGCGTGTTCTACAACGAGGAAGAGGGCGACGCGCCGCAGGTGATCTTGCTGGACGCGTTCAAAGACCGGATGGCATTCCCAGAGCTCAAGCAAATTGCGCTCAAGCACTACAAGGAGTGGGAGCCAGATGCGTTCATTGTGGAGAAGAAAGCAGCTGGTGCACCGCTGATCCAAGAGCTGCGGGCGATGGGGATTCCGGTCCAAGAGTTCAGCCCCAGCCGGGGAAACGACAAGCTGGTTCGCTTGAATGCTGTTGCGGATTTGTTCAGTTCGGGTAAAGTCTGGGCTCCAGACACGCGCTGGGCTCGGGAAGTGATTGAGGAAATGGCGGCGTTCCCCGTTGGGGAGCACGACGACTTCGTGGATACGACCACCCAAGCGCTGCTGCGCTTCAGGCAAGGCGGGTTCATTTCACTGGACTCCGACGAGAAGGAAGACCGCTCCTACAGCCGCCGCAGGGCAGCATATTATTGAAAGATTGACACATGGCCACGAACATCGACAAAGCGTTATTTCAGCAACCAGCGGGGCTTGATGAGCTTGCGCAAGACCAAGAGCCGATCGAAATTGAGATCGTGGACCCCGAGGCGGTAAACATCCGCGCAGGTGATCTGGAAATCGAGATCGAGGCTGCGGAGCCAAGCGTAGAAGACTTTGATGCCAACTTGGCCGAGTACCTGTCTGAGAGCTCCATCCTGACGGTGGTGAGCGACTTGTCCGCAGACATTGATAACGACAAGAACTCCCGCAAAGAGTGGGAAAAAGCCTACGTCATGGGCCTGAAACTGCTGGGCCTGCAGATCGAGGAGCGCACTGAGCCTTGGGACGGTGCTTCTGGCGTGTTCCACCCGATGATTACTGAAGCCGTTGTGCGGTTCCAGTCAGAGACAATCACCGAGACCTTCCCTGCAATGGGTCCTGTGCGCACAAAAATCGTGGGCAAGGAGACGCCAGAGAAGAAAGAAGCGGCCACTCGCGTCCAAGAAGACATGAATTTCCAGTTGACGGAGGTCATGCAAGAGTTCCGCCCAGAGCACGAGCGCATGTTGTGGAGCCTCCCAGCCACTGGCTCGGCCTTCAAAAAGGTGTATTTTGATCCTAATATTGGGCGTCAAACATCTGTTTTCATCCCCGCAGAAGACATCTTGCTGCCCTACGGCACCTCGGACATCCAGACTTGCTACCGTGTCACGCACGTCATGCGCAAGACAGAGAACGAGATCAAGAAGCTCCAGCAAGCAGGCTTCTACCGCGACATCGACATCGGCTCCCCTGACAAAGCCATCGACGAGATCAACAAAGCCAAGGACAAAGAGACCGGTTTTGCTGACCTGAACGACGAGCGCTTTACTCTGTGCGAGAGCCACGTTGACTTGGTGCTCAAGGGCGACCCGCTTTGCGAGACAGATGACGATGGCGAGCCTACCGGCATCGCATTGCCGTACGTGGTGACCTTCATCCGTGGCACAAACACCGTGCTGGCCATCCGCCGCAACTGGAACGAGGGCGACGACCTGCATTTGAAGCGTCAGCACTTCGTGCACTACCAGTACATCCCCGGCTTCGGTGCGTATGGCTTCGGTCTGTTCCACCTGATCGGTGGCTTTGCCAACTCCGCAACGTCCCTCATGCGCCAGTTGATCGACGCTGGTACCTTGAGCAACCTGCCCGGTGGTTTGAAGTCCCGTGGTCTGCGTATCAAGGGCGACGACACTCCGATCGCTCCCGGTGAGTGGCGCGATGTGGATGTGGGCTCCGGTGCTATCCGCGACAATATCTTACCGCTGCCTTACAAAGACCCATCGGCTACTTTGTACAACTTGCTCAACACCGTGGTTGAGGAAGGCCGTAGGTTCGCAGCCACTGCGGACATGAAGATCAGCGACATGGGTGCCAATGCACCTGTGGGCTCGACACTTGCCTTGCTTGAGCGCCAGCTCAAAGTGATGACGGCTGTTCAGGCCCGTGTGCACTTCACATTGAAGCAAGAGTTGCAGTTGCTGGCCGCGATCATCCGCGACTACACCGACGACGAGTACTCTTACGAGCCGGACGGCGAGCAGGGCGTGCGGGCCAAGAAGAGCGACTACCGCCATGTGGACATCATGCCCGTGAGCGACCCCAATGCCGCTACCTTGAGCCAGCGCGTGGTGCAGTACCAAGCTGTGATCCAGTTGGCGCAGTCGGCTCCAGACATTTACGACTTGCCCAAACTGCACCGTGGCATGCTCGAGGTGCTGGGCATCAAGAACGCCGACAAGCTCGTGCCTTTGGAAGAGGACTTAAAGCCCACCGACCCCGTGTCGGAGAACCAAGAGGTGCTCAAGGGCAAGCCAGTAAAGGCGTTCCAGTACCAAGACCACGAGGCTCACATTCAGGTGCACATGTCGGCCATGCAAGACCCGATCGTCATGCAGTTGGTTGGCCAGAACCCTCGCGCTCCAATGATCCAAGCGGCCATGATGGCCCACATTGCCGAGCACGTCGGCTTTGGTTATCGCCAGAAGATCGAGCAGCAGCTCGGTATGCCGCTGCCTCCAGAAGGCGAGAAGCTGCCGCCCCAAGTGGAGATGGCTTTGTCGGGCATGATGGCTCAGGCCGCGCAGCGTGTGCTCCAGACAAACCAAGCGCAAGCTGCCCAGCAGCAGGCACAGCAGCAAGCACAAGACCCCGTGGTGCAGATGCAGCAGCAAGAGTTGGCCATCCGCCAGCAAGAGGTGCAGATCAAGCAGCAAAAGGCTCAAGCCGATGCCGCAGCCAAGCAGCAAGAGCTCATGCTCAAGGCGCAAGAAGTTGCGTCGCGTCAGGGCGAGAACCCAGAAGTCGCCGCTGCAAAAGCTCGTCAAGAGATGCAAACTGCGGCCATGCGTGCCCAGCAAGAACTTCAGACAAACGCCATGCGTCAGGCGCAAGAGTTGGAAGCCCAACGCGCTCGCCTTGAGATGTCTGCACAGGAGCACCAGATGAAACTGGCGCAAACAGCCCAAGCGCACCAACAGGCCCTGCGCCTGAAGGAGCAGCAACGCAACCAACCAAAAGGTAACAACAACCAATGATCTCCGATTTCGCACGCGTACTGCGCGAGAAGTTACGCACCGACATGAACAACTACGCCGACGACATGGCTGGTGGTTTGTGCCGCTCTTTCGACGAATATCAAAAACTCTGTGGTGTGATTCAAGGTCTAGCTACCGCAGAGCGTCACCTCCTCGACCTTGTAGAGAAAGTAGAGCAATCAGATGAGTGAAATCATTCTGCCTCCGGGCATTAGCCTGCCAAAGCACATCCAGCCAATCGAGTCCCCCGAGGCCGAGGCTGACGACGAAACCAAGGCATCGGCGCTTCCTACCCCCACCGGGTACAAGCTGCTGTGTGTTGTCCCAGAAGTCGATGAAAAGATCGCTGGCACAACCCTCGATTTAGTTCGAGATGCCGCGACCATGCGAGCTGAAGAACATGCCACCACTGTGCTGTTCGTGCTGCGGGTCGGACCAGACGCGTACAAAGACACCGCCAAGTTCCCCACGGGTGCGTGGTGCAAGGAAGGTGATTTTGTGCTCGTGCGTACCTACACCGGTACTCGCTTCAAGATTTTCGGCAAAGAGTTCCGAATCCTGAACGACGATCAGGTGGAGTGTGTTGTGCAAGACCCACGCGGGTTAACCCGCGCATAAGGAGCAGAAATGAGTGAGTTCAAATTCCCGGACGAACTGGACGACGATAAAACCGTCGATCTGGAAGTCTCTACCGAAGAGGATGTCGAGATCGAAGTCGTCGATGACACCCCCGAGAAGGACCGAGGCCGCAAGCCCTTGGACCGTGAAGTGGCTGACCCCACGGACGAGGAGATCGACAAGTACTCCGACGGCGTGAAAAAGCGCATTCAGGAGTTGACACACGCACGCCATGATGAGCGCCGCGCCAAAGAGGCCTTGCTACGCGAGAAGCAGGAACTCGAGCGCCTTGCCCAGCACATGGTTGCAGAGAACAACCGCCTCAAGCAGTACGTCAATACAGGCACTGAGCAGTACGCAGCCTCCCAGTTGCAGATTGCTGAGACCGAAGTTGAGAAGGCCAAGCGCCAGCTCAAGGAAGCGACCGAAGCGTTTGACACCGATGGCGTTATCGCGGCACAAGATGCCCTGATGGATGCCAAGCTGAAGATGCAGGCTGCAAAAAATTTCAAGCCTACCCCTTTACAGGTGGACGAAACTGAGGTACAAACTCAACCAACACGCGCACCCCGTCAGGAACTGGACGAAAAGACTGCACGCTGGCAGGCAAAAAACCAGTGGTTCGGTACTCCGGGGTACGAGGAAGTCACCAGCTTTGCACTAGGGCTGCACCAAAAACTAGTCAACTCCGGGGTTGATCCCCGCTCTGACGATTACTTCGAGCGAATCGACGCTCGCATGAAGTCCACGTTCCCTGAAGTTTTCGGTGGGGCTGAAGACAAGCCAAAATCCGGCGACGTACCCAAGCGACCTACCTCGGTTGTTGCACCGGCGACTCGTTCGACTGGAGCAAGAAAAGTTCAACTGACCCCTACGCAGATTGCGTTGGCAAAGAAGTACGGACTGACCCCGCAGCAATACGCTGCTGAAGTAGCAAAACTGGAGAAATCGAATGGCTGAAACACAAACCCGGACCCCTCGTGAGTTGGTCTCACGCGAAAAATCGACTCGGTACGTTTATACGCCCCCGAGTGCACTGCCTGATCCTACCCCTGAACCCGGTATGGTGTATCGCTGGATTGCGACACACGTACTTGGCGAAGCCCAAAACACGAACGTGTCTACCAAGATGCGCGAAGGTTGGGAACCGGTCAAAGCAGTCGACCATCCGGAACTGATGCTGGAGGGTAATGCGAAAACGGGCAACGGCGAACTCGGCGGTCTCATGCTCTGCAAGATGCCCCGGTAACGTGCGC